AGAAATCTATCGCGTGAAGATGCTGGCCGTAACCTTACTCTAACTGATCAACAATTAGCTTATATTAGAATTTTACTTAAACGTCAATTGCGTGCTAACGGTATTAACCCAGACGATGAAGAAACCCCAACTAATACTTTTGCAGATGATGCTGACGAGCGTGAACGTATGCGTCGTGAGCGTGAGCAGATTTCACAGGACATGCGATCGCATGATGATGAAACTATTGATGACCTCATGGGCGGCGACAGTGATGAAGAGGCTCCGCAAGGTGTTGATCCTGAACACAGCGAATGGGAAATTTACAATCCCGCAACTGGTCAAGTGGTTAGTCGCGTAAGACAAGGTGACGTTGTATATGCTGTAAGAAAAGCACGTGAACATGAACGAGATCTAGGATTAGCTACTGGTGCGTTGGACATTCGTGCCATAAATCAAACAAACGAAAGCATTGATCTTTTACGCAAGTTAGCAGGATTATTATAATGAACGTCATTGAATTATTTGAAGAATTAGAACCAATTAACGATTTAACCTTAATTGATGCGTTAAAAGACTTCTTACCAATGGCCGTAAAGCACCTAGGTCTTCCTGGTATTCCTAAAATTAATCTAGTCAAACACATCGATAAATCAAATGTTCCTACATTTGGTCGATTTACCAACGAAGATGATGTTATTTCTGTAGCTATTAATATGCGTAATCCCAACGATGTTATCCGCACTATAGCACACGAATTAGCGCATTTCAAACAACGTTTAGAAAACGAACTAGCTGGTGGCAGTTGGCACACTGGCAGTCCCGAAGAAGATCAAGCAAATGCTCAAGCTGGTATTATGATGCGTAACTTCAACAGTAAATACCCGCAATATCTACGTATGAAACCTATAGTGTTATCTGATAATATAAAAAAATAAAGCAATGACTAACTGGGAAGTCTATGTTAAAGAATCATACCAGCTCATTAAAGAAGCAGAGCAAGCATTAACCATCGAATTAGAACATAACGTAGAAGCATACATTGTTCATCTATTTGCACACTATCTAGACAAACCCGCAATTAATACAGTGCCTGTAGGTATTAAACTACTGTCAGCATCCACACTACCAGTGAGCATACGCAAAGATGTGTTCAAGTCAGTGGGTGATGAATGTCTGTTAATAAATGCCATGGAATGGGGCAAAAAACGCTGGCCAAGTAGCAATTATTATGCCGAAATGGGTCAAATGGCCTATCTAAATTGTGCTTATGCTCAACGACCAGCAGAAGATTTATATGACGATTTAGCCACTGAATTCCAAACTGCAACTAATATACTCAGAAAATGCAGAATCGCTTGACCTACTGCAACTAACATCATATACTTAATATAACATCAACGAAGGAGAGCCATATATGGCACACATGTTTTCTAGCGAACAAAAAGCTAAACTTACACAAGTAATGAACGAGGGCATTCAAGTAATGCAAGAAGTAGAAGATTTAAATGCTGGCCTAAGCGATACGATCAAAGCAGTAGCAGAAGAATTACAAATCAAACCAGCTATCCTAAAGAAAGCCATTAAGATTGCACAAAAAAGTAAATTCGGCGAAACTAACCAAGACCACGAAACACTTCAAGATATTTTGGAAACTGTTGGTCGCACTCTATAAATATTGTTGTATATGGACTCGCACCCCTAAGGTGCATGTAGAACAGTTAGCCAGCTATAAGTGGCAGGAGAATAAATGAGTTATGTAGACGCACTGTTCGATCGAACAAAAGATCGGATTTATATCGTTGAGAGAAACAACGGCCAAAGAGAGTATAAAGAGTATCCAGCAAACTATACTTTTTACTACGATGATCCCAAAGGTAAGTTCCGCACTATCTACGACACACCTGTTAGTAGATTCAGCACTCGAATAGGTAAAGAGTTCCACAAAGAAGTCAGAGTCAATGGCGGCAAGAAAATATGGGAAAGTGATATTAATCCTGTATTTCGCTGTCTAGAAGACAACTATCTAGGGCAAAAGTCACCCAAGCTACAAACAGCATTCTTCGACATTGAGGTAGACTTTGATCCGGTCAGAGGGTTTAGTAAGCCAGAAGATCCATTTAATCCCATAACTGCGGTGTCAGTATACTTAGATTGGCTAAACAAATTGGTCACTATGGTTATTCCACCTAAGAGCATGAGTTGGGAAACTGCTGAAGAGATCTGTGCCAAATATGACAACTGTTTCTTAATGGAACGTGAAGAAGACCTAATCAAAACATTCCTAGATCTAATAGATGATGCAGACATCTTAAGCGGATGGAACAGTGAAGGTTTCGATATTCCATATATGGTCATGCGAACTAACCGTATCCTAAGCAAAGATGATACTAGACGTTTTTGTTTGTGGGGACAGTATCCTAAGCAACGTGAGTTTGAACGCTTTGGTGCTACAAACATTACCTTTGACCTAATTGGTCGGGTGCACCTGGACTATATGCAGTTATATCGCAAATATACCTATGAAGAACGTCATAGTTATAGTCTAGACGCTATTGCAGAGTATGAATTAGATGAACGCAAAACACAGTATGAAGGTACCTTAGATCAACTGTATAACCAAGACTTTGCTAAATTTATCGAATATAACCGCCAAGATACTGCACTATTACACAAACTAGATACTAAACTACGCTTCTTAGATCTAGCCAATGAACTAGCACATGATAATACTGTGCTGTTAGCAACCACTATGGGTGCTGTGGCAGTTACAGAACAAGCAATTATTAACGAAGCACATCAACTAGGTATGGTTGTGCCAAATCGTAACAGAGAAGAACAGTTCAACATACAGGCCGCAGGTGCGTATGTAGCAACTCCTAAGGCAGGAATGCATGACTACATTGGTGCAGTTGATATTAACAGCCTATATCCAAGTGCGATTCGCGCACTTAATATGGGTCCAGAAACTATTGTAGGGCAACTGCGTCCTGTAATGACTGATCACTATATCAAAGGTAAAATGGACAGCGGTAGCAGTTTTGCTGACGCTTGGGAAGGTTTGTTTGGCAGTTTAGAATATACCGCAGTTATGAACATGGAAGCGGGCACAGAACTTACTATTGACTGGGCTGCTGGTGGCAGTGATGTTGTTAGTGCCGCAGACTGTTGGCGACTTATATTTGACCGCAATAAGCCTTGGATATTGTCAGCCAATGGCACTATATTCAGCAATGAACGCAAGGGTGTTATACCAGGCCTACTAGAGCGTTGGTATGCTGAACGTAAAGAAATGCAGGCTAAAAAGAAAGAAGCAACTACAGATGAAGATATTGCGTTTTGGGATAAGCGACAACTGGTTAAAAAGATTAACCTTAACAGCCTTTATGGTGCTATCCTTAATCCCGGTTGTCGTTTCTTTGACAAACGTATTGGACAATCAACTACGCTTACCGGAAGAACTATTGCTAAACACATGGATGCTTATATCAATGAGTGTATCACAGGCGAGTATGACCACGTAGGCAAGGCAATTATCTATGGTGATACTGACTCATGTTATTTCAGTGCATGGCCAGCGGTTAAAGAAGAAGTAGAAGCAGGTCGTATGGAATGGTCTAAAGACATTGCCGTGCAACTATATGATAATATTGCTGATCAGGTCAACGAAAGTTTCCCGGCATTCTGTGAGCGTGCATTTCATACTCCACGCAAGCAAGGCGAACTTATCAAAGGTGGGCGTGAACTTGTAGCGATTAAAGGCTTGTTTATTAAAAAGAAACGTTATGCTGTGCTGATCTATGATATGGAAGGCAAGCGTTTAGACACACATGACAAGCCAGGCAAAGTTAAAGCCATGGGCTTGGACTTGAAGCGTAGTGATACTCCTAAGGTTATTCAAGACTTCTTAAGTGAAATCTTGTTAGATACATTAACTGGTGCCAGTAAAGAAGCCATCATTGAAAAGGTGCGTGACTTTAAACTTATCTTTACAGAGCGTCCAGCTTGGGAAAAAGGCACACCTAAACGTGTAAACAACCTGACCAAATATGGCAAGGAAGAAGAACGTCTAGGTCGTGCTAATATGCCAGGACATGTGCGTGCGGCACTTAATTGGAACAACTTAAAACGCATGATGGGCGATAACTATTCAATGTCAATTGTTGATGGTATGAAAACTATTGTGTGTAAACTTAAAGACAATCCCCTGGGCTATACCAGTGTAGGCTATCCAACTGATGAAACACATATACCTGCTTGGTTTAAAGAATTACCATTTGATCAAGACTCAATGGAAGCTGGTATCGTGGATCAAAAGGTTGAAAACTTATTAGGTGTGCTAAATTGGAATATCGGTGAAAACACACAAATTGCCACAACATTTGATAGTTTGTTTAGTTTTGAATAATGACTAGTCTAAGCGAGTTAGTAAAATTTAAAAATGATCTATTAATCACCATTAATAGGCTAAGTCTGGACCGTGCTATCAATGAAAAAATTGATTTAATTAAATCATTGGCCACTCATGACGAATCTGTAAATTATCTACAACTGTTAGAAAATCATGCTCTTAGATATCAACAGTTAATATCAGATAGCAATTCAATAATTGAAATCATAAAGAATTCAGTGAGTCAAATTGATGCTGATATTAATGCTATTGCTAATAGTATTGATACTAGCAATTTTACAGAAGAAAACATGATATTTCATTTGGCCACAACCAAAGAAATAGAAGCTATCCTACATTCTAGGCTCGGAGTATCTAGTGATTGGCACTTTCCAGGCTTACAAATCTGCAGATATATCAGCGACGACCATTGGCAAGTTCAATCTAAACTACAGGACTTTTCTAGTAACGCAAAATCTAGGATAGATTCTATGGTTTCGTGTGATCCATTATACATTGTTGGCAACAATATCAAAGCATTAGAAAACGCTATTATTCCATTTACTGATGTATATCAACGTAGATTGCGATTATATGAAATTAAAAATAGACAGTTCGACTCATTACCTTACAATCAATTTGGAATAATAATGTGTTGGGATTATTTTAATTATTTGCCGTTGTCTACCATTGAACTATATCTTGCTGATCTTATTAAACTATTACGTCCGGGTGGTAAGCTACTTTTTAGTTTTAACAATTGTGATTTTGTATCTTCTGCTAAACTAGCGGAAGATGGACGGGCCTGTTGGGCAACTACTAGTATACTAAAAAATCTAATAGAGAATTTAGGATATGAATACGCTGTCACTGAAAATTTGCCAACCGACGATATATTCGATACCTGGGTAAGTTGGATGGAAATAACCAAGCCCGGACTGTTAACCACAGTCAAACGAAATCAAGCAGTAGGGCAAGTATTAGCAAAATAAATTTATCAAACCTATTGCAAAACCTAAATACATCATATACACTATATTATCAACAAGGAGAAACACATGAGAGACCATCTATTAGACATCGTTAAAAACACTTATGGCCTAGGCATTATTGATCTAGTTAAAGTAACTGGTACAGCAAAAGAAACTACAATCGAAGCACTAGCTGAAGACCGTAGTGTAATTGTTAAAGCAACATTAAACAACCCAGTAGCAGAATTTATCGGTACTTTTGGTATGCCTAATCTAGGTAAACTAAACACAGTGCTTAACATTCCAGAATACAAAGAAAATGCCAAGATCAGCTTGAGCACACAAGATCGCAATGGTGAAACTGTTCCAACAGGTCTACATTTTGAAAATGCCGCAGGTGACTTTAAAAATGATTATCGCTTTATGGCACAAGAAATTGTCAACGACAAACTTAAAACAGTTAAGATGCGTGCAGTTAATTGGAACGTAGAGTTTGAACCCACTGTGGCAAATATTCAACGTTTGAAGTTTATGGCATCAGCTAACTCAGAAGAAAACAATTTCACTGCCAAAACTAATGGTAGCAATTTAGAATTATCATTTGGTGATCACTCAAGTCATGCAGGTAACTTTGTATTCCAAGCAAATATTAGCGGCAAGTTAACTAAAGCATGGCAATGGCCAGTTGCTGTAGTTATTGCTATTCTTAATCTAGCAGGTGATAAGAAATTTAGTATCAGTGATGAAGGTGTTGCTCAAATTACAGTAAACACTGGATTAGCAACTTATAACTACTTATTACCAGCACAAAGTAAGTAATAATGTTAGGTCGATGGGCACATTTAGGACATAGTCTAGGTGAATGTTGGGTTGATGAGACTCATCAATTGGCTTATGTCCACATCCCCAAAAATGCCAGTAGTTTTGTCAAAGGTTGTTTGATTAGTAGTCGTGGTATGTGGCGGCATAATGAAACTCTGGTGCAGGCCAATGAATATTTAATCGTGCTTCGGGAGCCTATTGAACGATGGATTAGTGGAATAGCGGAATATTGCTATAATTCAGGAACTATGCTGACCCTTGCTCAAGCACTCGAGCAAATCACATTTGACGACCACACCGAAAAGCAAGTATACTTTATACAAGGAGTTAATTTATCTAATGCAACATTTTTGCGTGTTGATAATCATTTACGCGATAATTTAGATAGTTGGCTTAGACAATTTAATTATGGCACTGATGTGCAATCTGCTATAGGTTATAATACCAGTGACGGCTCCAAACGAGAGTTCATTAATCAATTTACAAAAGAAATCAATCAAAATCCAATGTATAGAGCAAGATTAGAACATTACTTTGCCGACGATTATGACCTATTCGAGAAGGTAAAATTTTATGATTAAAAACCTAGCAACAAGTAGTGCCTACGTAACAGTAACGGGAAACTATCCCCCAAACATTTACAATAATGGTATGCTGAATGTTGGGCAGTTAAGATATAACCCCACTAATCAATCAGTAGAAGTCTATGACGGTAGTAGTTGGCAACTGATGAGTCAGGGTGTAACTGTTGGTCTAAGCTGGGATGCTGATAGTGCTATTCGTTGGGCTATAGAAAAACAGCGAGAAGAAGCTACTCTTAAAGAGCGCATGGAAAAGCATCCTGGGCTTAAAGATGCTTATGAGAAGTTTCAAGTCATGGATATTCTTACCAAGGAAGAAGACGCTCAGTGACGCACAGTAATATTCGAACTACCTTTAAGTTAGTGGCAGACCGTCTGGTAGAATGGGAATGGTACGAACGCTTTATAGCACAAAACCCGGATTTAAAAGATCGCTGGGAACAACATAAAACATACGAGAAATTAAAAGATGACAATGTGAAATAAAAGCCTAATAGCGCAAGTAAGTATAAATAAACATATAGAGGAACTATTATGTTTTATGTATATGCTTATTTGAGAACTAAAGATTTAACTCCGTATTATATTGGGAAAGGTAAAGATGACAGAGCGTGGCAAAAATCACATTCTGTTATTGTTCCTAAAGATCTTAATAGGATTGTTATATTAGAATCCAATTTATCAGAACTTGGGGCATTTGCTTTAGAACGTAGACTTATACGCTGGTATGGTAGAAAAGATTTAGGCACAGGCACATTACATAATAGAACAGATGGTGGAGATGGTACAGCAGGAATTATTCCGTGGAATAAGGATACGCAAGTTGGCTCCTTTTTAACTGACGCAGGAAGAGAGAAAATTAGTAAAGCAAATAAGGGTATTAAAAAAGAACACGGTGATAAAATTTCTGCTGCCCTCAAGGGAAAGCCTAAATCAGAAGAACACAAAAGAAAGTTAAGTGACTCTGGTAAGGGTAATATACCATGGAATAAAGGTCAGTCTAAAAAAACAAGCGAAAAAGTGCAGCAATACGCAACATCACTCAAAGGTCGTTGCTTTACAGAAGAACATCGTGCTAAACTAAGTGAAGCACACAAAGGTAGAGCGAACACTGATGAGCAAAAAGCAAAAATAAGTGCTAAGTTAAAAGGCAGAGTCATGTCAGAAGAAACTAAACGTAAAATGTCTGAGGCAAGAAAAAAATTATGGGAACAAAAACGTAATGGAACAAAATAAATCAACGACACTACCAAGAGACAATCTTACAGAAAAACAACTAGGCACAGATGGTCAGAGCCAATACGCCGTTTTTCTTCCAGCATTGAGTGGTTTCTATGCCACTTATGTAGGAAAACAACGTTTTCCGGATGCTAACGGTAACTTGTATGTTGACAGCACACGTATTCCAGCAAACTTTGAAAATGGCATAGAAGGACTTAATTGGCTCAATCCAACTGAAGCTTACTTTCCCTATCACTGGAGTTTGTATTCAGCAGGTCACGCAGAGTTAGATGTTAACAAGCACAGTCCAAAAGAAGACATGGTCAGAAACAGAGATCGCAGTAAGAGTTTTATCCTAGGTGATTCAGGTGGTTTCCAAATTGGTAAGGGTGTTTGGGAAGGTGATTGGAAGGATCCTAACTGCCCTAAAGCACAAAAGAAACGTGAATTAGTATTAACTTGGATGGACGCATACATGGATTATGGTATGTGTTTAGATATCCCAGCTTGGGTGGCCCGTAGTCCGGCAGGTCGTAAAGCCACAGGTATTAATACCTATGACGAAGCTGTACAAGGCACTTACATAAACAATGATTGGTTTATTAACAATCGTAATGGTAACTGTAAGTTCTTAAACGTTCTTCAGGGCGAAACACATGCTGATGCAGACGATTGGTATGATCGTATGAAAAAGTACTGTGATCCTAAGCAATATCCAGGCCGTCATTTTAATGGATGGGCTATGGGTGGACAGAACATGTGTGATGTTCATTTAATTCTAAGACGTTTAGTAGCATTGCGCTACGATAATTTACTACAAGAAGGCGTTCATGATTGGATGCACTTCTTGGGTACAAGTAAGCTAGAATGGGCTTGTTTGCTAACTGATATTCAACGTGCTGTAAGAAAATATGTCAACCCAGCATTTACTATATCCTTTGATTGCGCAAGCCCATTCCTGGCTTCTGCTAACGGGCAAATTTATATCCAAACTGAAATTGAAGATCGTAAGAAATGGGTATATCGTATGGTCCCAAGTGTAGATGATAAAAAATACGCCAAAGATTCACGTAAGTTTAGTGATGCTGTACTACAAGATGGTCGTTTTGCTAATTTCACAGACAGTCCTATAAGTAATCGTATACAGATCAATGATGTATGTTATTATGCTAAAGGTGACCTAAATAAAATAGGTAAAGAAGGTAAGACATCATGGGATAGTTTCAGTTACGCTATTCAAATGGGTCATAACGTTTGGAGCCATATTAATAGTGTACAAGAAGCAAATAGACAGTATGATCAAGGAGTTGTACCATATATGTTAGTACAAGAAACATTTGATCGTGTATACTTTAAAAATGTGGTTGATAGCATTTTTGCCGCACCAGATCGTGCAAGTGCAGAAGCTATTATTGAATATCATAATAAGTTTTGGCAACAGATTATCGGTACACGTGGCGCAACAGGTAAGAAAACTATTAATGCCAATACCTTTTATAATAGAAACTACCAAGAAGTTGAAGTTGAAGTAGAGCATCACCGTGATGACAGTGGTTTAGATGAAAGCAAATTAGATGATTTAGAAGCAGGATTGGGGGAATAATGGATAAAACAAAACTAGAAGGTCATTTAGCAGAGTTAGAACAATACCATACCGGGCTTGACAAACAGATCAAAGAAGGTTATACTAATTACTTAGATGATATCGGTTTAAGTAAAATGAAACAAGAGAAAGCGTATATACGTCGTCAAATTGAAGAAACTAGGGAAAAGTTAATTAAACTATGAAACGTGTTTATAATGAAGGTGTAGCCGAAGCAGTAACATTCTTTGTAGGTGAAGAAATTGAGCGTACTCCCGCTTACGGAATGCCTACGTTATTTGTTGTAGGAGTACACGAGGCTGATGAAATCTTAGCAATAATCAACGATTACAATGCTAAATGTCAATTAACACCTAATCAGATTAAACACATTTACTTTGGTGCTAATCAAAGTTTTGATGCCAACGGTGACGTTAACAATGTTGGTGTTTGGCGCCCTTGGGAAGATATGATCCATGTATGCTTAGAAGCAGGTTTCTGGTGTACCTTAGATTTAGATGTAAAGGATGTAGCAGGATTAGTAGAAGGTGGATTAATTGAGAAACGTAGATTTATTCCGCAGATTTCGGTTAAATTGCCCTATTTACAACATCTAGGTTATAATGCTACAATTAAGCTAGACGATGTAGACTTCAATGCAACCAATCCAGGTGTGTGGTGTCATACATTAAATTCATTAACCACTAGAGAAACCTTTACCGATTGGGATCAATATGGTAAAGATGAGATTATTAAATGATTAAATTATATAAAGAATGGGTAGAAAGCAAGCGTCTAGCTAATCTACAGGCCAGAGTAACTATAGCTACTGAATTAGAAAAACTTCCATATATGAGTAAACGTTTTATTCTAACAGAGTGTTTATTAACCCCAGACCAACTTGCTCGCAATGATGCGCTGTGGTCAGAAGAGCATGGTAGAGTATGATACAAGCAGAACGTGATCTAGTAGATAGAATTATAATTGCAGCTAAGAGAAAGATCTGGGTTAGCTTTACCAAAGAAGGAATTCACTGTTATCCAGCGGCCGCCACTGACCCATTACTTAAAACTGGAGATGAATATGATGTATCGTTCCTTGCTAATCCTCATCGTCATATTTTCCATTTCAGGGTGTCAATTGATGTGTGGCACAATGACAGGGACATCGAGTTCATCCAATTCAAACGATGGCTTGAAAGCCTGTATGTGGGTCAGGGTTCCGTATTAGAATTAAATTATAAATCATGCGAAATGATCGCAGATGACCTATACGTGCAGATTGCACAAAAGTATCCCAATCGTGATGTTCACATTGAAGTAAGTGAAGATGGCGAAAACGGGTGTTTCATTGAGTACAACCGTACTCGTCCTCACCAAACTGTCACTATTTAAGGAGATTTAACGTGGCAAATCCAGCATGGCTTAACAAATACCTTCGTATGAAGCCTGAAGTAACACAAATCTATAACGACTTAGACGCATGGTTAAACTACTGTCGTTTCCACATGATCAAATACAACGAAGCTGACTTATATAAGTCACCTGCTTATCGTGAATGGCAAGAAAAGCGTAAACGTCGTGAACAATGGCGTCAACGTCAAGGCCAACCTACAGGTTATCAAGGTCGGAATCCACGCTAATGACAGTATTTGTTATAGATTTAGAGTCTGTTCCTACGCGATATACTTGCGAATGGAAGACTCATGTACCTAAACTATTAGAGGAACATGGCCATGAAGTCTATGTTATTGCGGGCCCGACTGATATACCTAGTGCCACTACTCCTGGGGCTTTCCTCAATTTTGGTGGTACTAATATCTATAAGGCTGCTCAAGTTGAGCGAATAGGAAGACTCTTCACTGAGGGCAGGGTTAAATCGGGAGACCACTTCATTTTTACTGATGCTTGGCACCCTGGTATTATCAATCTTAAGTATATGTCTGAACTGCTGGGTATTAAAATAACCATACATGCACTTTGGCACTCTGGCAGTTATGATCCACAAGACTTCTTAGGACGTCTTATTGGTGACGCGGCTTGGGTTAGACATGCTGAACAAAGTTTCTTTTATGCTATCGATCACAACTACTTTGCCACAGATTTTCATATTGAAATGTTTGTTAACAATCTATTAGGTGATGACATCAGTGTAAAATCAAACTTTGCTGATGGTGCTATTATACGCAGTGGTTGGCCTATGGAATATATGCCAGAAACACTTACCCCGTATAAACGTACCAAACGTGATTTAATCTTATTCCCGCATCGTATAGCACCAGAGAAGCAGGTAGAAATTTTTAAAGACCTTGCTCAATCTATGCCTGAATATGAATGGATTGTTTGTCAGGAACAGAACTTAACCAAAGAAGGATATCATACCTTATTAGGTGAAGCTAAGATGGTGTTTAGTGCTAACCTACAAGAAACACTAGGTATTAGCATGTATGAAGGTAGCTTAACTGATGCTATCCCAATAGTACCAGATCGACTAAGTTATAAAGAAATGTATGCTGAGATATGGAAGTATCCAAGTGAGTGGACAGAAAGTTATAGCAGTTACCTACATCACAAGCAAGAGCTGATAGCACACATTCGTGAGTTTATGTCTAACTATGATGAATATGCTAAATTTATTCATCAACAGGCTCGAGGCTTACATCACTATTTCTTTAGTGCTACTAAACTATTAGAGAATATTAAGTAATGGTTGCCTTACCTAATCTTAAACATCTACCCTATGGTGGAGCAGAAGCCGTAGTTGATCCTAATGCTATAGGTTTTGTACAAGCCATCGGGCAGTCTATGTTAGCGACTAATTGTTTGTTAGATCGTAACATACACACAGAGTTTGTTAATGAATATCGTAAATGGATCTTATCTGGCCAATTGAATAATGTACAAGGGCTAGAAGAGTTTCCCATTGCTGCATACAGTAACGGTACCACAGAAGCATTTGATAAGTTTTACCTAAAGAATCGCACACGTAGATTTCGTTGCTTTAAAGGTGAGTATATGTATCATCAGGCCTCGTGGCGTAACTACTTTCCAGACTGGAAGTTTATCGATGATGCGGTAATTAGTGAAAATGATGCTGTAGTTATCAGTTTACCATTTAGTGATCTAGGCGGTGAGCATCCTCGAATGCAGGCGGTGTTAGATCAATGTCTGGCATTAGGTGTACCTGTGTTAGTCGACTGTGCTTATTTTGGTATATGCAAGGATATCTCTTTTGACTTTACACATCCGGCTATAACAGATCTAACCTTTAGTCTAAGCAAATTTTTACCCGTAGCACACCTACGTATTGGTATTAGATTTACACGGTTTGATGACGATGATAGTCTATTAGTCAGTCACAAAACGCAGTATGTTAATCGACTAGGCTGTGCTGTAGGATTAGAAATATTTAAAAATTATACACCAGACACTATCTATACCAGGTTTGAACAACAACAGACTAATTTATGCAGTTTATTGGGCGTAACTCCTAGTAAATGTGTGATTTTTGGCTTAGATTATAACAATATGTACCCAGAATATAACCGTGGTACAAAGACCAACAGATTAAGTTTGTCTAAATACTTATATGATAACCAATTACCTGACTAAGAGTAAAATACCTGTTATTTGGGACTACCATCAAATAGAGTTCGCATGGACTGAACTTTATTCCTACGATCAAGTTAATCCCGAGGATCCTTGGGATAGTCCTGCTACACAGTTAAAACTCGAACAAGAAGCCTTATATAATAGTTGGGGTATTGAAAAGGCCTGTACCAAACATTACCAAAGTTATGTTACTAGATTAGACTTTGATCCCCGAGATATATTTGATCAACTGCCCGGACATACACATAACTATAACTTCTTAAAGTTAGGTGCTGGACGTATCCTACCTTGGCATTTGGATACCTATACCTACTACATACATACCAACAATGTGCCGCCTGAAGATATACACAAGGTACGCAGATCTATAGTCCTAATGCAAGATTGGGCAAATGGACAAATACTTCAGTTCGATGACCAAGTTATTAGCCATTGGTCTGCAGGTGATACTTTAACTTGGTCACACAACCTATGGCATGGTGCGGGCAATTTTGGTCATAATGACCTAGTTGTTATGATAATAAATTATCAAATAGTTTGACACCGCCTAAATAATCATGTATTATTAATTATCAATGCCAATCCACTGGCTTAACATCGGAGACACAATGTCAAAATATAAATTTAGCGAACAACTTCGCAACAATCTAAAAGCAAATAACAAAAGATTCTGGGCAGGCGACAATATCTCAGAATACATCACAGACGCAGGCAAAGAACAACTAATTGACGAAGCCACAGAAGCATTTGAAACTGTGCTTGATACCTTGTTAATTGATCGTGAAACAGATCCTAACAGTCACGGCACAGCACGTAGACTGGCTAAAATGTACTTTAACGAAATTATGGCGGGCAGATATGAACCAGCACCTGATGCTACAGCTTTTCCAAATGATAGTGAGGATCGTTACGAAGGGATGTTGGTGGTTCGTAGCGAGTTACGTAGTATGTGTAGTCACCACCATCAACCTGTCGCAGGAGTCGCTTACATTGGTATTATCGCTGCCAACAAGCTCATCGGACTATCTAAATATACTAGGATTGCTCAGTGGTGCGCTCGCCGTGGAACTCTACAAGAAGAGCTTGCGAATGACATTACGAGAGAAATTGCTAAGGCGACTGGATCAGATAACGTAGCTGTTTACTTAGAGGCAGAACATGGTTGCTGCATCAATCGTGGCATCATGGCACATTCCAGCCTAACTCAAACCACAGTATTAACGGGTGCGT